TGTGGTTTCGCGTACTCTATCTTCAATTTTGAACGCCATTAAGCTATCCTTATGATTGCGTTACTTACATCTCCTGTTGGAAAAACTACTTTAAAATTACCAGAAGAAGCTGATTTATCCCCTCCAAAATTTAATACACAAACAGCTGGATTGGTGAGACTGGAATTACCTTTGTCGTTAGCACTCGGTGTGCTATTGTAAATCAAGGCTCCCGCCGCCGTTATTGTCACATTAGAAAAGGTTTCATCTTCAAAATCCATAAACGCTGTTGTGCCACTTGTATTAGGGAAGGTTGCACTCACTTTATCTAAATCATTGCCACCAGAGCTATAATTAGTACCTGATACTTCATTACTGGTAGTAAAAGCCGTTGTATCTGCCCCCAAACTAGCACTACTCGTGTACAATGCTATTTTAAAAGTATCCCCACTTGTGTTCCTAAAATCATGCACTCCTAACAGTAATTCAGCTTTGAATGAAGTACACATTGCCTGTGATATAGCCATTACGCTCTCCTTATTTGCTCAGCAAGTTTTTCATATCCTGCATCCTTAATCATATTATATACCGTAGTTCTATCAGATTTGATACCCTCTTTTACATAGTGTGTAATAACCTTATGCAAGTGAGCTTTAAACGCATGTGCTTGATCTCGTATTTCTGGTGGAGCTTTATCACTAACCTCTACTATTTTATCTACACAAAATCCTGCAATTTCCTCAGGAGTAAACCCTCTATTATCTGTAGTGTGTACTTGTACTATCGGCGTCTTTGGTAATTCTAAAAGCATTATTGTTTACCTCTTACAATTAATCCTGTTCTGTACGTATCTGTGTTTTCCCGTGCCTCGCCATATAGCTTCAAGCCTTGTATAGCCTCTACAAATCTCTGTGTGTAATTTTGTATCACATCAGCCTCACCCTTCATAAAGGTGTATGCTTCAACTAGACTGCCATATAATAAAGCATTTGGAGCATTAGTAGCGAGCCAAGTAGTTCCCCCATCTGCACCTGCCGTAAGACTATTAGGTCTATAGTAGTAATGTAATTCTACAGATAAGGCACTCGCAGGAGTGGGTGCAATCAAAAAATTGTCCACATCAAACAAAGCGTAGTATCGTGGTGTTCCAGTGGTGGCAGGATTAGGATGAAAAGTTTGTAAAAAATTTACGTCTTTGTAATCTAAAAACACAGTTTCACTACTACTATTTGTAAAACTTAATGAAAAAGGAGCTAAAAAGTCGTCTGGACAAGCCAAAAATTTGTTAGATGACGCAAAACTTGCGGTGGCGTTTTTGCGAAATAAACTAAGCTGAACACTTTTAAGTATGCGTTCCTCAGCTTCTTTTATAAAAATACTTAGATTATTGACGAAAGTAGTTTCACTATTTTCACAATAATCTTGTATGGCTGTTTTAAGTGTAGCAAACGTAAAACTCATGATATTTCCACCGTAACTGTTCCTAATGACATAGTTGCTGTATATGCCGTCAATGAAGTACCTACTATGCCAAGTCCTATGTTGGTGTATATTACAAAATCTGTTGGCTCTTGTACAGTATCAGGTCGTGCTTCAAATAACGCTTCAGGGTCTGCACCTGTTTGGTGTGGTTCTAATTGAGGGTGCTTTGTTTCATAACACTCAGGACAAACCTTTAAACCATTCCATTCTTTACGCAGGTTGAGATATTTTACACGGAAGCCACATCGGTCACACTGCCCAAAAGAACGTATGCCAATAGCGTAGCTCATTAATTAAACCCATAAAAGTCTCTACGAGGAGTTAAGCTTAAATTTGCCCTATCAACATCTTCAAAGGCGGCTCTATTAAACTCTTCTTCGTAAAGTTGTTTCAGTAAAGGCACTCTATCTGGTGCTCGTTTTAAGGCTATGTAATATGCCAAACCTGCGGATAAGCAAGGGTAAAACCTAAAGGGGACATCTGCGGTATTGACAAAAGTATCAGCGTCTTCTATACGAGTCAGCCTATCAAAAACCAAAGTGTAGGTAGTATCAGGTGTCGGGTATAATCGTATTTTTGGTGTAATCTGCCTGTCCACATACCACTGATTAGGTCTACCTTGAGTATTTTTATTAGGTATGTTGAGATACACATCTCTGCTGATACGTGATATTTGTGTATCACTTTGGTTTATACCAGTGCCAGTACGGATTACAGCACTTAATATGTCTATAGTATCCGCATCTAAAGTGTATTCAAGCGTTCCTGCCGAGAGAGTCGTGGTCGTTTGCACTATCGTCCAACGGTTTAATCCCCTGTTTGCCCAGTCTGCAAACAAAAGATTCAGTGAACGTTTTGCTGTTTTAAGGTCGTACCCTGTACGCACCTCTTGACCACACCTCTCAAATGCCTCTTCGATGTAATCAGCAACGTCTAATTCAAAGTCTGTTGACCCAGATGTTGCCATTAGCTATATGGTCCTTTAATCATGCCTTTTATGGCTTTCACCATACTGCCACCCATCATATTACCTCTTTGTGTGCCTGCACTCATAGCTCCACCAGTGGTCATCTTTTTACGCATTCCATTTTTAGTGCTACCACCCATCATTTTAACACGCATACCGTTTTTAGTGCTACCACCCATTAACTTTTTACGCATTCCGTTTTTAGTGCTGCCACCCATTAATTTCTTACGCATTCCGTTTTTACTACTTCCTGCCATAAGCTTTTTACGCATTCCGTTTTTTGCTTTTTTTACCATTTGGTTTCTCCTTTTTAGCATATAAGTTATTAAACGTTACATTTGGATCCATATAACTGGCATCACTTTCTGCCATGTGTATCCATTGACTAGGTTTAAAATCTGGAGGTCCTTCTCCAGTCACCCATAGTGCAGGAGAAGTTGCCCTCACCCTGTTATTTGGAAGTGCAACAATATTACCTGTCCACTGATCCGCATCCGTTAATTCTAATACATGACTCTGCTTATGTTGTGCAGGATCATCAGCTATGCTTGTGCCTGTGTAATCAATAGTAAACATATATTTTCCTGTATAAAACCCACCATCTATTTTACAAATCCACGGACTTGAACTAACTCTATCAAGTTTTATTACAGAATGATAGTGAGAACTGCAATCCCAAGGCTGTGCTAAGTGTGAGTGCATCCTTTGTGGCATCTCATCAAGAGGAGCATCAGCGACTAATGCAGTTATGGGCAACCTAGCCCACATTGCCCCTCCATGCACGTTCTCATCTTCTGTTTCGGCTTCTAATCCAGTAAATACGACATGAAACCCTAAACTTCTATCGGGTATCGTTGTTACAGCAATCGCCATAGCGTGTAAATACTCACCATGATATTGTTCATGGTTGTGTGTAAATTCTTTACGCACCAAACAATTGAAGTGCGGTATATTACTTATTAAATAACTCATTAGCTCTTCTTTGTTGTTTTCTTCTTTGTATCTTTCTTTTTGCCTTTGCCGAACACATGGGCATCAACTTTCGCGGCTTTGCCACCTGTTAAAACACTGTTCACACGTGCCATAGCCCATTGGCTTGGCGTAGCTCCAGGTCTGTGTCCTGTGCGATAAGCGGCGAGCCCTTTTTTATAAACAGTAGCTAGCTGACCTGCGGTGACTTTTTTACCCTTTTTTCGGGCGTCCGACGCTTTTTTTGCCAGTGCTTTTTTTGTTTTTTCGTTTAGGCTCATTTTTTTGCTCCTTTTTTATGCTTGGCTCTAAGTTCTTCTTTTGCTTTTTTTGCGATCGCGGCTTGCTTGGGCTTGCCTGCGACTTTTGCTCTTTGTTCGACCACAGTAAGGATTTGGATTTTGCGAGCATACGGCTTATTAATTCGCTTAACTTTACGAGCAGTAGCTTTGGCATCTTCCACAGTGGCGTATTTAATAGAGACTGTGTCTTTGGGGTTTTCATCTGTATATAACCTCCTCCCAGTGCCTTTAGGTTTTTTTCCTGTTCCCTTTAGTGGGTCTTTTCTTTTTGCCATTTTTATTTGCTTTCATTTTCGCGGCTGTAATAATATCTCCTCGTGTGACCTTTTTAGGATCACCATAATAAGAAGCTAATGGTTTTTTACCCTTTTTTTGTGCCATATTTTTTCCTATATGCTTTTGTATGTTTACTTAATTTTGTTTTACGTCGTGTGCCTTTAGCAGTAAAATCAGTGCTAAATTTATAAGCAGAGGGGTCACTAGCAGATTTGCGTGCGTTACGCTGTATCTCGGAACGACGTTTACTACGGTCAGCTCCGCTTAATCCTTTTAAATATTTATCAGGTATCTTTCGCTTCTTGCGTTTCTTAGCAGGGGGCTTCTCTATTTGCTTTCGCATATTGCCTCGTGTCATAGCCATTAGAAAAACCTTTCTGCTACCGCCACTCCTACAATCAACACAGCTAACCCCCACATACGCATATCTAGCTTATCTAGACCTTTTTCTATTCTATCAAAACGACGATTAGCATCTTCTTCATGTTTTTCTAACATTTTTGCTACTTGCTCCGCTTTCATTACCATGCCTTACACGACCAATACCTCGCAGTAAATTTATCTTTTGCTGTGTCACAATTATGACGAGCTCGGAATGATTTACGCCTTCCTGGTTGGTCTTTTTTAATAGTCATGTTGGGGTCACCAAACCGCACTAGCTTTACCTGTGTCCCTTTTTTTGCCAGTACAGCAGATTTTTTCGGACCTTTAGGAGTGCGTTTGGGTTTGTTGTATCCTGCAAAAGTCTCCCCTCTGTAAGTAATTCTGCCAGAGGGGGTTCTTTTTACATCTTTGGTTGTAGCCATTATCCATATTCCTTACGGACCTGTAGCACTACCGTATAAGTGTCGTTGCTAGAATGACCAACTGTAGTAAACAAAATATCGCCTGTTACACCAGAGCCTGCATTGTTAGGTAATCCACCGAAG